AAATGACAGCATGAGTGCATTCAGTTGCGTCACCAAATGGAAAACACCACCAAATTTCACCAAAACGAGGGACTTTGATAGCAAAAACCTTTTGCCTCTGGTCATAGTTCAAATTATCAAAAAACCAGTTTAGGTTTAGATTGTTGGGAACTTCCCTTACAACGCCGTTGTACAACAGGAATCGGTCCAACCCGCACCAGTAGTAGATACCATCATACTCAATGACAGACTGGGACGACAAGATAGACGATTCATCCGATATTGTATCAAACGAGAATACAGGGTCACCGCCAACGTAGGACATCCTGATAACGCTATCCAGACTCCAAAGGAGTGCGGATGGAGAGTTGCCAGCACCACCACGGGTATTGATAGCAGCGACAATTTTCTGGGCTGTTACAGACGCCTCTCCGGGGCCACCTGCAACTGGCGTCCAATCTGTAGGGTCACCCGGTGCTGACCATGCAACAAGGCCGTTATTGCCATATGCAATAAGGTATGGGTGCAATGCTAAAACGCCACCTGAAACTTGAGGAGCGCCAGCAAGGACAGCTAAAGCAGAAGAGGCTGTAATATCTCCAGCGTAGATATCTGTGTTTGTGCTGGCCGAGATATCCAAAAGGTTAGGTGCGGCATGAGCAAATATGGCTGTATATCCTGACGCTGTATCGTACAGCGCATCCATGCTCCACATATTTAAAGCATTGTCTGCAAACCCGGATGGAGTCCTATCATATGGGGCAGAGCCAATGCCTTGGTTATCAACCGTAATCATCTCAAACAGGCTACGGCTTCCGGAGAATGTATAAAGCAACCCGTTAAATGGGTAGGTGTACATCCCGCGAGATGCCCCACCCAGAGAATTTGTAATCTGCCGATAGCCCCACATTTTTCGGGGAAGCCCACGTTGGAACCGTACCCACTGGCCATCAACGTAGAAATCGCCTTCAAAGACGGTTCCGTCACGTTTGATGCCCGGCTTTGACTGAATGTGGACTGGCCTAGTTGTCATTATCCAAGGCTCACTGCAAATGCGAGGGCGTCTGATTGGGTCTGAGAAATGAGGGAATCAACCTGATCTATAGAGTAAACCTCAAGGGTTGCTCTGGCAGCGGTTGCAGTAATTGTAGCCACGCTGATCTGAAACCCAGAGCCAGTTCCACCAAGCGAGGTATTAAACGCAGACAAAGTGTCACCAACCTCATAGCCAAGACCGCCATCAAGTAATGTAACAACTGTTACCGCATTTCCGGCTACCGTAATATCTGCAAGAGCGCCAATGCCGGAGCCGTTAATAAGCGTTACGCTGGCATAATTGCCGTTAACATATCCTGAACCACCAACTAGGGTGCTGAGACTGTTAATTGTTGCTAAAGTCGTAAACAGAGACTGGCCAATTGTTGACCCGCCGATAGCTGTTCTGCCTTGGGCCTGAGTCGATGACTGGAATACTGCAATACCAGTAGAGCCACCACCAAGATTGATGAGCGCACCACCAGCAGTAGTTGCCCCAGTGCCGCCGTTTGCAACCGATATTGGTGTTGAAATGCCTGCCGTTGCCGCATTTACAACATCCGTCCCATCACAATACAGGATAGCGCGGGAGGCTTGAGGAACTGCGTACCCAGTGCCAGCAGATGTTTTAATGGTTAGGCTATAGGCGTTGGTTGTCGAGTTATCGACCCAATACTGCTGGACAGTTGGAGGCACGATAATCACTCGGTTGCCAGTCAAAGCTCCGGTAAACCGATAAGCAATCTTGTTCTGTTCAGCCGTTGAAAGGGTATAGTTACCTGTTCCAGCTACTGCAATGGAGGTGTAGTTGAACGCAAAGTTTACGTTCTGGCCAAAACCAACCGTGTAATATGCAGTGCCATCGCAGATAACAAAGCATGAATTAGTTGGGGGGACTTCCTTGGTCGCACCACCATCAATCAAATTGCCGCCTGACGGGTCTAACACAAGGCTACCAGTACCTTGATTCCGGATACTCATAAACCAGTCGTTACCAACCGTTGCTGGCAGCGGCAGCGTTAGAGTGCCTGTACCGCCAGTCCAGAGAAGCAATTGCGAGCGGTTGCTGTTGCCAGTTGTAAAGCTGGAATTAAACTCAACGACTTCCTGAGACTGGTTAAGCGTTGATGCAATTGCTTTGATGCCAAGCCCGGCAAGAGCGCCAGCTGTGGCAGATGATACACCAACGCCATACTGGAGAACCTGCCAGCTACCATTAAGTGTCGTATTGTCCGTGATATAAACTTGCCAAAGCTGGCCGGAAGTCAGATTTACAATCGTGTTCCCGCTGGTATCAACTACCGTAAAAGAGTTTGTCCCTGTGTTATTGAATAGAATAGTCTGCCCTGTCGATGCCAGATTGGCGGCGGGGAGAAATATATTGAAGCCACCAACCGTGCAGTTTACGTCGATGATGTTGGCAGCAATATCAACTGCCCCGTTGTTATCCAGTGGCCATGTCAGGACAACATCGACCGTATCAAGGTCAATGGAAAGATAGGATACTTGGCTGGGGTAGATGGTCGATCCACCAAAGACACTGGTAAAGCTCATAGTTATGCCCCATCTCGCGTTGTGCTGCGGTCAACAATTCTCTTGAGGTCTTCTTTATTGATGGCCTGTAAAGACGTGTCATAGAAATTTTGCCAAACCGGAATGCGTTCATCATTCTTCAAGAATGGCGTTGCCTCAAGCAATGAACCATACAGGATAAGCTGTGGGGCGTATTCTGTAAGCCAGTTTGTCTGAACAACGTCGCTAAGAAGGGCTGGAATTTCATAATAAAGAATCTCGGCTGGAGTGTCCTCGTTAGGTGTAGGACCAATTAGCCAGTTATTATAGTTGTAGTCAGCGTAAAATTTAGGTTGATCAGTCAGTGCCTCGTTGGGCCAGTAGCTTCTGATGTACTCATAGCTACGCGGGAACAAGAAAGTCCTGATTGCGTTCGTCGCGCCAGTTCCAAAGTTGATAGAGATAGTCCTTCTCCATCTATCCGGCTTTGGATAGACAGAAACACCAGCTTGGAAGTTTGTAGTGACGGCAACGATAAAGCCTTCAATCTTCAAGTCTGCTGAAATGCGGCGTTCAGCAAGGGTGATTAACCGTGGAATCTGTTGGTAAACAATGGGATCAACAGCAGATGAAGCACCGCGTTCCAGATAGTTCTGGATGTCGGTCTGCAATTCACTGAAGGTCATCCCGGTCTGTGAAGTCATTTTATCCAACCATTTTTGCAGAGGTCTGAGCAACCTCTGCTACGCGACGGCCCCAACCTTTTCCAAATGTACTCCAAGTGGGCAACCCTTGCAAGAAAACCAATCTTGCATTGCAAATCTTTGCCGCCAGTTCACTGGAGTCCATCTTTGCTACCGCTGCAAGTGTAGCAGGTCCGATAGCCCCATCAGCGACCACATTACAAGCAGCTTGAAGAAACTTGGCGGCGCGAGAAGGACCAGAATTAATAGCAATGTCAAAAACAGCAAAATCCACCCCATGCGGGAGGTCGTCGCAGCGGCACTTGTCCCAGTACCGCGTTTTGTAGAGCGGGGCAACATCGGAGACTGTGAGGGCTTTAATGTCATCTTTGGTTACCTCATGGCCTACCCACTCTTCCCAAACTTTCTTGGTGCATCCAAGGTTGGTAGCGCCACCGGGGTCTTTGGGATGATCAACATAGCCGCCTTCATGCTTGAGAACATGAGCAAGACATTCTTCAAAGTTCTGTTTCATGAATTACTCCTTTGGCGTCGAGTTGTAGATCATCTGGTCTTTCTTCTGTGACCCCGACGATGAGCCAAAGTAAAAAGCCATAACCCCTGTCCATCCCGCTGACAAAGTGCCAAGCAACATAAGAAGCACTTCCGACCCGTTAAGTGGCAATCCGACAGCTAAGACATACGCAATGATACCAAAATACCCTAGCGTTACGCTTATTGCCAATGCCCGTGGAATCCAGTCTTTGACTTCCTTCTGCATATCTCTTGCTGACTTACGGTCGTCTACCGCAAGAGCCTCAAGATCAATATCAAGGCTTTTCATCTGGACACGAAAATCTGCGTCAATCTTTTTGACCGTTGCAAGTTGCTCAGGAGATGCAGAACGTAGAGCCGTTTGCAGATCGTCCTCGGAGCCATCCTCGTTGCCCAGCAACGCCTGAGACAACGCCTTTGTTGCCATACCAGCCAAAGGGCCGCCAAGGGCTGTAGCAATGCTTGGTGCAACCGAGCCAAGCAAAGGGCCAAATGTTTTAAGCAGGTCCATCATCTTTTCCTCCGGTTGATTTTGACCCCAACATAATGCCCGACAGAGTACCTGTCAGGAACGTCGCAATTGGAGCAATTAACTTGAAAAATTCCTGATCGTTTGGAGCTTGCCCGTCAATCGGCTGAACTACAAATATCAAGCTATATAGC